GAGCAGTATCAATGCTACCATCAACATAATGCTCAGAATTGATTGAATCATCTGCTATCTTTGTTCCGTTGACTGCATCTGCTGCGATCATACCTGTAGCAACAGTTCCTGTATCTCCTGTAGTTACAACCGTACCAGTTACGTTAGGTAAGGTAATTGTTCTGTCAGCTGTAGGGTCAGCTGCAACTAACTTAGTTTCATTAGCGTCATCTGTTGTACCTTCAAATATAAGGTCAACGTTCTGAGCTAGAGTTAGGTCTCCAGTCATGGTTCCACCAGTGTTACTGAAGAATCTAGCTCCTACCTCTTGAGTTTTATATAAGTTTTGTGTATAGTTGTCATTCAGATCTTCTGACTTAATTGAAGACCCAGCATAAAAGGTGGCTGCTAGACTATCGACGTTCGTATCTCTAAGTATTTTGATTTTGGCTCCGTTTGTAGGAGCAGTATTAAATTGTACCGTGGTAGCGTTGGCGAATTGCCACGCAGTAGTCACGGCTGCGTCAACCTGTACTTGTACGTCAGTTGACTTTAGATATGGAAATGTAAAAGAGTATTGGGTGGTGGACCCATTACCCGTATACGAATTTTCTGTAACAGCCATTATTGTTAGTTGTTATTGTACTTTAATAAGTTTTGAGTTTGTATCTCTGCAGCCTTATTGACATTGCCTTCTTTCATAGCTTTGTCTGTATACTGCTGGTCTATAATGTATTTGTCTCCTATGTTGCTTAACTGTTCAGCTATTCGTTGTTCATTCTTCATGACTTTATTAATAGCTTTATAGAAAGGTAAGAGTCTAAGTTTTAATAATATCTTTTCATTGTTCATCTTTGGGTTCTGCTTCATGTAGTACTTGAAGTCTTCTATCTGTTTCGCATACTCAGGGTTAACCATGATCTCAGCCATCTGTTGCCAAGGCTGTCTTTCAGCCATACGACTTAGAATCTGTTCACGTTCTGCTGCTGAGTACTTATAAGAACCAGTAGAATCCATATTTAATTTACCAATACCACCAAAGTTTGCACTCTCTCGTAACCAGTTCATGGTTTCGTTAAAGCTTACAACCTTACCAGTGCTAGTCTTGTACTTCATGTCATCTCCACCAGCCGCTGTTGACACATATGTAGGGTCAATCGCAGCTCTGAGCTTTTCCCAAGGACTGTTAGGATTAGGTCCAGTTCTACCCATGTTAGGTCCACCGAATGGGTTGACTCTATCAGGTAGTAGGTTTCTAAGTCCGGGGGTTTTGTTCATTAGATATTGATACATTTCGCCTTCAATATCTTTCTGTGCTCCGTCAATAGCTTCAGACAATATACCTAACGCACTACTACCGGGAATAAATGTCCTAGCAATCTGTGCAGTCAGTCTGTTGAATCCACTTAAATCACCGTTTAAGATGGCTATAAGCGGCTCTAAGCTGGCTAAAGGTGTCTCGTTATTAAATGCAGCAGTCAGCGACCACATGATCTTAGAACCGAGATTCTCGATCATTGGCTCGTTTAGATCACCAGCATAATATGCCATGTCACCTAAGATAGACAGCACTTGTTCTACACCGGGGATACCTTCATAGCTTCTCCATGTACCACCTATGTTAATAGTTTTAGGTACATAACCAAACTGGTCTCTTTCTTTCATTCTAGTAGATGCGTTATAACTACCGTTACCACGTATGTTACCAGTCATAGCATAAGACCAAAGACCTCCAAACAAACCACTACTAAACATTAATCGTCCAGTGTAGTCAGCTCGTAGCTGTTCAAATATAACTCTAGCATTAGGAGTGTTAGCCATGTTAATACCATGCTCTGCTAATGCAGCTGCTATATCGTCATCAGTTCTAGCATATATAGTTTTAGAGTATTTGTTAAATCCGGGTATAGCTGAGAAAGGAGTCCAAGATGCAGCGTTCTTTACCCAGTTGTTCTGAGTACGTGGGAACATAAGCAAGTATCTACTTACAGGGTAAGCAGTTACAGCTTGGTTTAACCACCTAGATACACCATCGTCAAGGTTTAACTGTATTTCTCCAGCAATAGATTTTAGTACAGGATCTTTTGCAAGTCCGTTAGCATCAAACATTTCTTTAGACAATCTGGCTTCTGCTTCAGCTAGTTTCTTCATAGCTAGCTCACCTTCTACAGCACCAAACTCATACAACACTTCATCGTATGCTTTCATACGTGCTACATAAGTTGCAAGTACAGTGTTAGCATAAGCATCAGGAGCTACTAGACCTGTCATACCCCAACGTAACGCTGGTATCTGTCCAATGTCATTTAGACCAAATGCTAGATCAAGCTGTTTAAGCATACCATAGTTACCATCTTTCTCGTAGACCTTATACATGTCTTCTAAGATAGATTTAGTTTGGTTACGCTTAACTACAAAATCTTTACGTGCAGCTCGTGCTAGAGCTTCTGGATCTTTGTGCACCTTCTTCATCATCTTAAATGAATCAGTTAATGCTCTTCTGTTAGTCTCAAATACAGCACTATGAAAGTATATAGTTCTGCGTAGACCATCTATATTTCTGTCAAACAAAGCATAAGGTATATGACCTAGCATACTTGTGAGTGGCTTAATCATGATCTGATACAAGTTACCAATAGCAGCGTTTATAGGTGCTTTACCTGACAACGTGTTGTTCATGTGGTAGCTCCACAGACCTTTAGCAAAGAAGTTCATCTCCTTTGGATTAGGACTCTTGATAGCTCCCCATGGTGTGACCTGTTGTTCAGTCCACTTGTATAGTTTAGCTAAAGTATCTACGTCTCCGTCACTAGCTCTGAATGCAGCAACTAATGGAGCCATAGCCTCTGGCTGTCTCTTCTTCAATGCCTTAAGAGTTTTAGTAAACTTTAAGTTTTTAGCATGTATAGAGTTCTCAGCAGATGTAAACTCGGAAGTTAACCTACCTATTACATCATCTAATTCACCGGGAGGTACTTCGTTAAACCAGTTCTTGTTACGTAAACTCCAACCAGATATGTATTTGTTTAGAGCGTACTCATCCATCAAGAATAACATCTTATCAAGTATGAGATCCATAACTCTTGCATCATCAACAAATGGACCCATCTCAACAGTAGCTTCTGCTAATGATGTGATCTCTCTGCCTAGTGTATCCATAACTCTAGCAGATGATGTGGTTACGTCATAGCCTAAGAATCTATCTGTTAGGTATTTAAGTGCAAAGGCTGCACCTCTAGCTTGTTCTTCGTTAAATGTCTCAACTTTAAATCTACCAAGTAGTAAGTTTTTAACATCTTTGTTTTCTAAGAATAGAGTTCTAACATCATCCAGACTTTCAGCTGATATAATATCTTTGTATATAGCCCACGCAGCAGCGTTCATCTGTTCGTTAGTATATCTAAATCCATCAACGATAGCATTAAATCTACCAGCGTCTCTAGCTGATTCTGCAACACCCATCACAGCCCCACGGGATGTAGGTCCAACCATAAGACCTTTAGTTCTCATAGCTTCTGTAATAATAGGTGCAGGGTCTCCAGCTGAGTTACCTGTTTTGATAGCTGTAGTGTCAGCCATGTTACGTGCAACATTACCGGCAGGCGGTACTTGTCTAGCTTTAGCAGTAGCATCTAATAGCCCGGGATCTAAGTCAGGGTCTATACCTAAGTCTAGTTCTAACTGATCTGGGTTCTCTGCTTTTCTTGTGATAGCTTCACTTGTCTCATCACTGGCTCTTAAGTCAGATCTACGTAAAGCATCATCCATACCTGTTACCATACCTACCTCATCTTCTAGTGAGATAAGTTCGTTAATTAGTATGTTCTCATTCTGTTTACTTAATCTCTTAGTAGACAGTACTTCGTTAATCTCCTGTATTCTAATTAGTAGATCTTCGTCAGCACCTTTAAACATTTCAGTTTGTTTATACTGACTAGCTGTTTCACTCTTTGGTATAAACCAGTCTAACTGTTTAGGCTTGACTTGTTTTAAAGACTGAGCTCGCTTAAGGTCTAATGCTGCTCCAGCATATACACCCATCCAAGAAAGTACACCAGCTTCAAACTTGTTCTTTTCTTTACGTACACTTGGACTGTCTGAGTCTAATGTAGCCCATGCTTCTGGCAAAGGCAGGCTTCCAGTAGGTCCGAATGTGTTAGGAAAAAGTTGTGTCATTGCACCACCAAGGTTATGATCCTCACTGGTATCACTGACCTGTGTAATAATCTGTGACTCTAGTGTCCACGCACCTAGTTTAGTTAGGTGTTTAGCTAAGAATGGTAATCTTTCTATACCCATCTTACCAAGTGCAGCGTTAGTCATGCCACCACTGATAAGCGACGGTATCACGACAGAGGAAACTTCACGTATCTTTTGATGTACAGGGCTGTCTAGCTTAGTAGCAGCATCCCACTTGTCATCTAGAGCATCACCTGTCTTACCCATAAGACCTACAGCATCCATACCAAAGTCTATAAGACCTAGTCCGGGAGTTGCAAGTCCTTGGAATACATGATCTAACTGTTCTATAGGATTAGTAAATCCATACATGTTAGCTTTAGGCTGCTCATTTTCTTTTGCAGTATAGTCTTCAAAGCCCATACCATGATATTTTTCATACCATGAGTTACGCTGGCTATCTCTATTATCTTCTTTAGATTTAAACCAAGTACGATACTCTTCAAGCATCTTATCTTGTGCTTTTTTCTCGGTTAGATCAATAGAACTTTTACCTATCTTTGATTGGAAAGGTGCAGCGTATTCATTTTTTACAACTTCTGGTTCAACAACAATGTCATCAGAAGCTATTGGTTGTAATTCTTCTTCTTCCATTATCTGTTATAAAGTACTTTTAATAGTTGTTGGTTTATATCATAGCCTTTTTCATTTGCTAGTGCTTCAATACATATACCAAAATTGTTTTTAGCGTTTCCTGTACATCTACCTGTAAGACTTTTAGTTAGATCTTCGTGATTAGGAGACCATTTTAATCCACTGTATAGTTTGTACTCATCACCTTCAGTTATAGCATTAACTACCATATCCATAACTTCTTTAGTCGTAATATTAGAATCATTACGTTTTGCTGTAGCTACAATTAATTTAAGATTATCTGGTATACTGTTAGCATCATAGAATCCGCTTTGAGAATCAAAAATAATATTTCGTTTTTCATCATCGCTTATGATAGATGACTCATGATTTAGATTTACTGATAATCTTTGTTGTAGATATTTATTTGTGTAAGCATTACCACTTTCTTTAAAACTTGCAATTTTAGGATTAAAAAATTTATCTTGTATTGCTTGTTGTGATACTACTTGTCCGGGTTCGACATAACTGTCAGCAGCTAAAAAATAAAAGCCGGAAGCATTTGCATCAGATTTATTAATATAAGCAGCTTTTTTAACTTCACCGTCTTTGTACTCAGCTGGAACCCAACTGGATGCTTGTTTTGCAGCAAACAATCCTGTACCATCTACTACACCTTGTTTAACTTCTTTAGATACTTCTGCAGCAGCATCATTAAATTTAGCTTGAGCTGATTTATTTGGTGTTTCATCAGACTGCATTCGTTGAATAATTCGTTGTGTAATAAGACTTTCTATAATCTCATACTGAGCAGGGTTAGCTGTAGCTTTTAGACCGGGGACTAATTCTTCTTTATGATAATTAGCTAAGATAGTTTTAGACATATCAGTTATAGTCTTACCTTCTTCTGGTAACTGCATAATTTCTACAGCAGTACCATGTATATTACTATAACCTTCTGGTATATCACCTAACTGAGCTAAACCTGTAAGTGCGTTGTTTACATCACCACGTTCAAAATCACTTTTGATTTGTAAGAATTTTTGTAAATCACCATGTATACCTTTATCATAACCAAGCCACCAAAATGCTTTTTTCTGTTCGTCAGTGTTTTGCATTTCAGGTGTAAGTAAAGCTTGAGCTAAAGAGTTTCTCCATTCAGCAGTTAATCCACTATAATCACCACTTTCTTTTGCTTTATCCCAAACATCTTTATAAGGTTCTAGTTTTTGAACTCGTCTACCTTGTTCAATTAGCTGAGTTTTAACTTTTTCTTTCTTCTGATAAGTCTCTACAGTTTTAAATATATGCTCTTCTATATCCTTAGACTTTTCTACCATGCCAACAGTGCTACCATTTTCTATAATAGTTGTACCATCTTTAGGGTTAAAAGTATAAATAGAGTTATAAAATTCAATAGCATCACTAGGCTCCATAAATCTGTCAGCCATATACGGAAATGTTTTAGTTATAATTTCCATATTTAACTCTTTAGGATTACGTGGTACAATACCATACTTACCCTGACCTAAGTCTTGATAAGATCCATTAATAACTTTATGAAAACCTCGTTGTACAAGTTGTACTTCTTCACGTAGTTTTTTAGCTAGTGCTTTATTACCACCTTGTTCAGCAGTTTCTATTCTATCTATTAGACGTGGCATAACAGCAGCAAAAGCTTCTGCGTTATAGTCTATATCTTTTTGGTCATTGTCAAATGTTACCTTAGAATAAAACTGTTCAGCTTTTTGTGCTCCAGCTCGTTTAGCTACCGCTATAATATTACGGCCTGATTTACTACTGAATGGTATACCGTGCTGTCTAAGATATAGATATGCAGCATTAACAGTATGTTGAGCAGCAGTCTGGTGATTAAATTCACCGGGTGTACTACGTTGAACTAACTGAATAAAAGAGTTTATATCTGTAGTAAACTCCTTCTCTCTTATAGCCCAGTTAAAACGATTACCTTGTGCAGAGATAACAACAGCTTTAGAATCTTTAAAATCTACTATCTGTTCTGCAGAATTAACAGCGTCACCATATACCGTAGTATACATGTCGTTGATGTTCTGTGCTAATGCCTCTGCCTCGTTAGGCTCTCGTGTTTCTTCAGTATTAACTGCTTGACGATACTGTGCATAATCAGTTAAACCTTGAGCAGCTTTACCAATCTCTTTAGAATGAGTGTTAGCAAACTTTTCCCACCATGCAGCTTCTTTGCCAAGCTCTTTAGCCTGACCTAAAAGATTCTCTACTTCTCTGTCAGATCGTACAGTAATAGCATTACGTTTTTTAGTGTAGATCTCGTTCTCTAATTTTTGTAGCATGCCACGGTTTTCTGACTCTACCTTAGATACATTCTTTAATCCTGAGATTTGTAGTTTAGAGATAGCGTCAGATTGACCAGCTTGCAGTTTCATAGCGTCTATTTCTGTTTGACGCTGTTGTCTAATTCTATCAACAGAGGCTCGTAAGCCTTCTCCTTGATTTTTAAAACGACCTCCTCGAG